AAGGCTAAGATTGTGGAACTACTTGACAAAATCTGCGAGGACAAGTTTGAACCGTACATCGATCAATGCTACCAGAACCTGGCGAACTATGTTTCGGCGTATGACCAGAAAATGCAAATGAAGCGTGAGAATATTGCTGACCGTGGTATCTGGACTGCGAAGAAGCGATATATTCTCAACGTATGGGATAGTGAAGGTGTGCGATATGAAGACCCCAAACTCAAGATGATGGGTATTGAGGCAGTCAAATCATCTACTCCTGCTCCATGCAGGAAGATGATTAAGGATGCCTTGAAGTTGATGATGAGTGGCACTGAAGAAGATGTCATTCACTTCATTGATAAGTCCCGTGAAGAGTTTAAGAAAATGCCACCAGAACAGATTGCCTTTCCGCGATCAGTTTCTGATGTTGTGAAATATAAATCGTCCTCTGACATCTATGCCAAGGGAACTCCGATTCATTGCCGTGGCGCACTTTTGTATAATCACTACATTAAAAAGAACAAACTTGAAAACAAATACTCTCTCATTCAGAATGGAGAGAAGATCAAGTTTTGTTATCTGAAGAAACCTAACATCATCCATGAAAACATCATCTCTTTTATTCAAGATTTTCCACGCGAGCTTGATCTTGACAAGTACATCGACTATGACCTACAATTTGAAAAGTCCTTTGTCGAACCATTGAAAGCAATCCTTGATGCTATCGGATGGAATGTCGAAAAAACTGTAAACCTAGAACTATTTTTCTCCTAATGGACCTACCTATTAACGACAAAGAACTTGCCACTATCGTAAGCGCATTGCGCCTCGGTGGTGACGCTGCTCTTTATCAAAAGATGACTAGAATCAAAGAGATTCGTGATGCCAACCCTGGTGGTCCTTACAAGAAAATTGCTCGTGAAGAATTTGGATTTGTAATTTAATGGATTTTTTAAAAGAAATTGTAAAAGAGATCGGAGATGACTACACCAAACTCGCAAGAGACATCGACGACACAGAAAAATATGTTGACACAGGTTCGTACATTTTTAACGGACTTGTTTCAGGGTCTATATTTGGTGGCGTATCTGG